CCACTTGGGTTAAACATATATTTATCATCATCATTTTTGTTATATGCCTCTGGAAAACTATCAACTAAATCCTGTGCGATATAACCTTTTGTTTTGGCTTCGGTATCTTGTTCAAATATAAAGTTAAATTTTTGTGGATTAATATTTTTAAATAGTTCTAAAGTATTTTCCGTCCAATTTTCAAAATTCTTTTTAAGTGACCTATCAGAGGAAGATGTATTAAATTGTAAATTACTACCAGTGGTTGTTTTAACATTTCCTAGCTGTGTTCCAGAAGAATTACGGAAATCCATGAATGTAGCACTACCTGTCGCTGAACATTTTATTGCATGACCAACATTATTATTATTGTCAAATACAACACCAACAACTTCAATACTAATCTGACTTGTTGTACCAATAAGTAAAGACCCAGACGAATTTATACGCATACGTTCTGTAGGATTACCACCAGAAGGTCTAGTTTCAAAGGTCATGAAACCTTCGTTATTATTATTGTCAGCACTGTAAAAAAGGACTTGAGCAGTAGTTTGTCCTCCAGCATCAGCACCTAATATTCCAGTATGACTATTAGCAGTAGTATTTTTATTTTGTAATACTAATCTAGATCCAGCAGCACTTGTATTACCAATAATATAAGCAAGAACTTCACCACTATGCTCAACATGAAGCTTACCACTTGCTGAAGTAGCACCAATCATTACATTGCCAGACGAATCTATACGGAGACGTTCTAAACCATTAGTAAAAAAACTAACAGGATGATTTGTGCTAGCACCAATACGAACATCACTATCTTGTACAGTTTGCATAAATGCTTTTGTACTTGCACTCCCTGACCAAACTTGCAAACTTGTATGCGATGACCCTTGAGCCACTACCTCACTATCTGGAGCAGAACACCCAAGTCCAACACGATTATTTCCGGCATCTACAAATAACATATGAGTCCTACCATCACTTTCAACTCTAAAATCTACGTCTGCTCCCGTCTCATTAAATGTACACTCTGTACCACTTAGCTTTAATCTTTCAACAGCACCAGTAGAAATATTAAAAGTATTTGCAGCACCACTAAAAATACCTGTGTCTAAATCATCCCTAAAAGCTAGTGCTGGAGAAGAAGCTGACCCATCTTCAAGAGTTAAAGTTCCGTCTAATTGTAAAAGTTCTACCCATCCATCGTTTGCGCTGTTTCTTATTTTTAAAATGCCGTTTGTAGTATCAGCCCACCACATATAAGCGTATTTTGTGGTCGAAGGTTCTGAAGAACTTGAGTTATTACTTACGATTGCAGCAAGAGCATTATTGATGTCTGACCGGACGTTGGCGCCGGTTGAGTTATCTATGACGTAATCATGAACGGCCATAACCTAGTTATACCAATGGATTTGAGAGATTTTTAATTATATTTTAAAATTAATTACAAAAAAAAGTAATAACAATAAAAAAATAACTAATATTTAAATTTATTCTACCCACTTTATTAATATTTTCCAAGCAAAACAGTATTTCTTAACTACCGCGCCCAAAACCTACAGCGGTATATCTGAAATTTCGATCAACAAAACTTGAGCCATTTTTTATATCTATTGAAAAACCTGTTCCAGAAATATTTGATAAAAGAAAAGTATCGCCCGCTTGTGCGTTTTCAATTGAAATTCCTATTGATGGCAAAGCTGAACTTGCTGAAATACTTGTGCCGCTACTTCCTGTAAAGAACGAATTTTCAAAACTGACCGCCTTCTGTGAAGTGCCTGAAGCTATAACAGCCGTACGATTTTCTGTCCTTCTTTCTAATTCTGCGCTAAATCCTAATTGATCAATTTCTATTGATTGCGCGGGATCATCAGATGTCATTTCACATTTAAACCTAAAACCACGCCCGATAAATGTTCCATTTGCAAACGTATTAAATGCGGTGAAATCTGCGCCAAATGTACAATTTCCGCTTGTACTGATTGAAGTTGCAGAAGTTAAAACAAAACTATTAGCATCGGGAACAGATTGGATTTGATATTCGCCATCAACCCCTGTTCCGCTTGTAAAATCAACGACAACAAAACTTCCCGCAACATAACCGTGAGAACTTTTTGTAATTGTTATTATTGTGCCTGCACTACCTGAACCGTTATTAATAGCATAAGTTCCAGAAATAGAACCGTTGGGGTCGTTGTCTGTTTGACTGACAAGTAGTTTTGCGTTTACATCAAATGCTGTCGCGGAATCTACGTCCGTCCAAGTGTCGATGTTTCCTGTTCTACTATCAAACAAATCGTTAGGATAAAAACCTTGAGTAACAAAGTGACGTTTTAATATCAAAGGTTGCTTGCTTCCTAAATCTAATTTATTTGCAAATTCATATGAACCAGATGATGCAACATCCCCAGAAAAATCAAAATCCGAAAGTTGGTCAAGGTCTGCAATAGTATCAAACAAAACTGTCGAGTCTAAAACAAGGCCATTAACATCATCACTAAAGAAAGAGTTTACTTTTGTACCTACAAAAGGCGGTGAATCTGTATCTTCTCTATCTGTAAAAACAGCAAGTTTTGGTAACGGATCGGGGGTTGTAACAACTACAGAAGTTTCTCCTTCACTAAGGCGTCCGCCATCATCGCGGAATTTAAGAATATATTCGCCAGTTAACGCGGGGACTAGAGTTTCAGCGATACCGCCGGGCAAGGCAGGCAATAAATCAACTGAATTTGTAAACGTGCCTGTTCCATCGGTAAGATTAGAATGTCTGACGATTAGGTTTCCGCCGTGGGTTACGTCAATATCTGTTGCCTTGTCAAAACGAAGTCGTACAAACTGATCTGAGACAGGTTCGACAACTAAATTTGAAACATTTTGCGGTCTTGCTGTTTTACCAACAGCGTTAAATGTTAAATTGTTTGATGTTGCTGAAAGTATTGTATTGATGTTATAACTAAAAACTTGAATTTCATAAGTTCCAAGTTGACTATTCATTATTTCAAAATCAGGACTTGAAACCTTAGTTGAAACAAAATTTCCATTATTAAAACGATAATTTACTTGATATTCAATGACGCCTGTTATTGGTTGCCAACTAATGATTATTTTTGAAACGGCTTGATTATTAATCGGGACTATTTTTTCAACGGCTGAAAGGTTAGAAGGCGGCGGCTGTAATTGATTTAATACTGAAACATTTCTTTCTGGTAAAGTTGCGCCATCTTCAATAAAAGCGTATTTTGTGTCTACATAAGATAAAGCTGTAATTGTATAATTTACCGAATCAGTTTCTTCGACTGTTATTACTCTAAATTTCTGCGCCTGTACAGTTGTATTTTGAATTAAATAAATTGTATTTACATTCGGGGTTTGGCTAAAAGCTGAAGAAACAGTAACAACGCCGTTTGTAACATCTGAAATGTCTTTTGTTTCGACAGAACCGTCTGGCAAAATTAAAGATAAAGTCGGACTGTTTGTTGTAGGTAAATCTGTATTTTGTGTATCGTCTACTGTAACAACAGTTGTCGAAGCAACACCCGCAAGCCTTCCTGAACGCCTTACGCCTGCGCGAACTGGATCGTTTATATCTATTACAGCGCCGGGCCTTACCATCAACCCGCCTTCCATTGATGTTGTAAATGTCACAAGCTCGCTTTCGTTAGCTTCTGAAAATGCAATAGCTTTTGCCAATCTTTGCGCTTGCCCCCTTGAAGTGCAAGCAAAACCTTTTACCTGTTTTACAACAGTTCCAATTTTTGCTGATAAAGTGGTATTTTCAAAAACTTCATAATCTATATCTTGCGAATCCATGTTGTAATAACTGACCGATATTACTGAATGTCTTTGCTTTAAACTTGAGCCTGAATAATTAAAACCATCGCTTGAAATATTGGCAAGTGAGAAGAGGAACGAGGAATCTTTTGGGGAATCTTGAGCAAGTAAAATACTGCCAGTTGACCATATCGGCATACAACGCATTACGCCCGCAAGCTCATTTATCAAATCAAATGCAGAGCTAGAAGATTGAATATTTACGTTACAAGAAAATCTCGGCTCCTGTCCGCCGAAGCCATCATCGACAAGAGTATTTGCGAATTTAGATGCGGTTACAAAAGAAAATAAATCAAGGTTTGCATCTGCAATATGGGTTCCGAATCCATATCTTTCAGTCGTTAATAAATCTAAAAGTATCATTGCAGGGCAACTTGTCCAAACCGCAGCGCCCATAACACCGTTAAAAATATATCCGTCAGGGTAAACAATCCGGCCAGTTGCAGAATCAACAGTCGGTGTTCCTGAACTGGATGCACCCGCGCCCGGAATCCTTACTTTGATGCCACGGATGCGAAATTTTCTTCGAGGGATCGCGCTGAATTGTTGAGAATCAAGTCTTATTGCGTTATATGCTGAGTTTGCATAAGTGCTTGCATCGTCAATTATTTCTGCAAGACTTGAAAATTGAAATGAATCAATTAAAGAAGAATCTGTTGAATCTGCGGTAACTCTTGAAACTCTTATATCAACAGGAAAAGAACCTGTAATCAAAACTGAATAATCTTTTTGGTATGCGTCAGCGGTTCGACCTGTAATAGTATCCGCAATAACATCAGTAAAACCGCCTGAATTATATTGAACAGCAATTTTTAAATCGACAGTTGAGCCGAGAAGATCACCTTCAGTTGTTGCTTTTTGTATTTGTGGAAATGTTACTGAAACTTTTATTCGATCAACATTTGTATTTGTAATTTGTCTTGTTACTGGCGAAGCCGCTGTAACAGTAACCCCGACAGGTGTTATTGAAGAAGAACTTTCAATCCCATCAATTTTTGTCTGGTTTGATGTTCCAAAACGCGGCGTAAAAGTAACATTCTGAAAATTAAAATCAGTATCGGCGGGACTTGCTGAATTTGCTGTTGATTTTAAAACAGGCGTATCGTTAAGAAAAACATCTTTCAAGTAAGCATTTTTATAAGCCGTTGTTGTTTTATCTGTTAAACCTTCTTTTGATGCGGTTGCAGAGCCTTCAATCTCACCTTCTGATATAAGGTCAAGGAAAGTTGCGAATTGCTTACTATGTAAGGTGTCAGGGGTTCTTGTCGGTTGTCTCGGCGGCGGTGGACTTCCACCTTTAGAACCGCGAATAATTTTTCTTTTATCGGTCATGCTTGAACTTGCTCCGTATCAACACCGCCAGAAATAACAACTGAGCCTGTGAAAATTTCACCGTAAACAATAGGAACTGGCGTTCCAGCCCGGCTTGTCTGTTGCGTCCCTGAAAAACTAAACGATAAACGCGGATCTTGTTCACTAGAAAATTCTGGTTGTTTCGGCATTGGGAACAACATCCCACTTACTCCACTAAGAACTAAACCCGCACCGATAAGACCGAGAGCCGCCGAACCATAAGCCCCCGCCGCATATAAACCTGTTGCACCGATTAAACCACCTCCGCCAGCTAAACCCGCCCCAGAACCGCCAGCAAAAAGCCCCGCACCCATCGGCGTAAATGACAAACCGATCAAGGCCACTCCAAGTAACACTTTTCCGAAATTACCGCCCGAACCTGAAATAACAGGTACAAAAGAAATATCTGATTTACCGATAGGATCGTGAAGCTCGTCCGCACCGACTTCTTCCTCGTTTGTAATAACCTTATAATATCTAGTCGCCATATGTTTCTCTAGTTCTGGAAAATTATTTATTAAAAAACTTACCGCTTCCGCTACATTTGCAACATTTATATCTTCAAATTCTTTATGGCCGATTTCCTTGGCTAATTCTCCATAAAGTTTAATTTTACGAAGCATAACGCAACCTCTTTCCTGTACATTTTAACAACCAAGGGTTGTAAGGTTCTCTACAAGATAGTCTATCTCTTAAATGGTGTATTACATCGCCATCTATAAAAATCGCCACATGATTTAAACCCGCTTCGCCAATCGACATAAATAATAAATCATTATTTTCTAATTTTTCATCTTTTCTTAATTCACGAAATCCTGTCCGCCAAGCGCAACTGTCAAACATCGGATTTGCCATAAATTCTTCAGGTGTTATTGGTCTTTCCCAATCTCTAAGTTCTATATTTAATTTTTCTTTGTAATATCTACGGACAAGTGACCAACAATCAGAAACACCCCAAACCCAAGTCAAACCGATCATGTCTGGTTTATATCCTGACGGCCTATATTCGCCCCATGTTTCAGTTTTAGGGTTAACGATATACCAAGGCAATTTCGACTCTTCGCAGCTTATTTTATCCGCTTCTGAAGCTATAGGTTGTGTTGTAGGGTGCGAATGTATTATTGCAATTATTTCTCCCAGTGAATCTTCTGCCTTTGCATAATCAAGCGGGTCAATTATAAAATTTTCATAATATGCAGTTGATAAATTTTTACAGGGATAGTATTTTTCTTTTCCGCGAATATTTAACAAAAGGCCGCAAGATTCTTTCGGATCTTGTTCTTTGGCATGAGCAAGTGCCTGATCCTTCCAAGTCATCCTGTTACTAATCCGATTGATGGAAATTCTGATCGGGTGCATTGACGTTTCGGCGCTCGAACTCCCGCCATATCAAAAACAGCCGCAAGTTCAAAAGAAACAACAGTCCTATTTTCTGCTGATTTTCTATCAATTACAAAAATTTCTTGCGGATATTCCGCTGTATTATCTGGGGTTCCGTATGGGTTAACATTGCTTGGAAAATTTGCAGCGTCAAGAAACCTTGCTTTTGTTCTAATCCTTTTAACAGTTGCGCCTGTTAAATCGTTTCCTGTTGTAATTTCATTAACTGTAAGAAGTATTGCCGAAAGTGTTCCTAATGCGTTTGAAAAAGTAAGAGTCGGACGTGGCAATTGTCCTTTTCCATATTGAAAACCTTCAGCCTGAACAGGAAATCTTGTGTAAGCATTACCCGCCCAAATAATTTCGCCGTTATCTTTTAAACTTGTTCCCGCATGAAAACGATAAGTTGTTGTTGCGCCGTGCAATGAATTATCAAGAGTTAACGTAAAAAGTTCAATAACCGCTGAAGGATTGACCTTTTGTAATTCACTAACAATTTTATCCGTACTCATGGCTCAAAAACTTGTCTAAATGTTGCGCTTATATTTGTCCTTTCATTATATGGGATTCCTTTTTGCCAAGTTTCGCAAACAAATTGTTTTGCGCCTGCGAGAGTAACAGCAACAGCGGTCGAAGTAATTGTTGCACTAGCGGCGGCGGTAACTGTAAGTGTATTTGCATCAACCGCTGTTGCTACTGTATAAGAACCATCGGTTGCGCCTGATGTAAAATCAATTGTTAGAACATCACCGATTGCAATTCCATGATTCGCAATTGTAATTGTGATTGTCGTTCCTGATTGAACATATGTTCCTGTTTTTGTAA